ACTCGGAGCAAGATGCGATGAACCCGGCTTCGTACGACAGGGTTTACGAATGGTATACATCAGGTCCTAGGCAACGTTTGCAACCAGGAGGTAGGATAATTGTTGTGATGACTCGATGGTCAGTTGCTGACCTGACAGGTAAGCTAATGAAAGCACAAAAAGAAGCAAAGTCAGACCAGTGGGAAGTGATCGAATTCCCCGCAATATTACCATCAGGCAAGCCAGTATGGCCAGGATACTGGAAACTAGAAGAATTAGAAGCGGTGAAAGCATCCGTAAGTATACTAAAATGGAATGCGCAGTACCAGCAGAACCCAACAGCGGCTGAAGGTAGTATTATAAAACGAGAGTGGTGGAAAAAGTGGCCACACGACAAACTACCAGCACTTCAACACGTCATTCAGTCATATGATACTGCATTTATGAAAAAAGAGACTGCTGACTACTCCGCGATCAGTACTTGGGGTGTATTTGAGCTCGAGGACGGCGGACCGCGGATTATTTTACTTGATGTACTCAAAGATAGGTACGAATTCCCAGAATTACGTACAAAAGCCAAAGAACAATACGATTATTGGAAACCTGAGACTGTAATTGTTGAAGCAAAGGCGTCAGGACTGCCCTTAACCTATGAATTAAGAAAAATGGGTATACCAGTTATTAACTTTACACCAAGCAAAGGAAATGATAAACATACTAGAGTAAATTCTGTTGCTCCGTTGTTCGAAGCCGGAATGGTTTGGTACCCGGATCGCAAATTTGCTGATGAGATGATTGAGGAGTGCGCTGCATTCCCACTTGGTGAACATGATGACCTCGTGGATAGTATGACTCAAGCATTAATGAGATTTAGACAAGGTGGTTTCGTTGAACACCCCGAAGATTACGAGGACGAGGAACTTCCTGAACGTAGACGGACGTATTACTAATGAGTAATTTTGTGATGTCATTATTGAAAGCAAGTACCAAAGCTGGACTTGACTCGAACAAAATTCAACAGATTGCTAAAATGAAATATGGCAATGTTGATCTTCGTATGGATCCACAGTTTGCAAAAAGAGACGCTTTCCACATTAGCGATGACTTTACAAACAATGTTAAAGAGTACATGCAGATCAATGAAACTTTTCCTACAGCTGCAAAAGAAAGATTAGAAGACTTAGTTGCAAAAGCAATAGCTATGGGTGATGACCAACAGATTTTAAGACACACAAATGCAATGTATAAATTTTCAGATGATGTGTTTGGTCCGGGAGGCGCGAACAATGTTACAAATATAGAACCGGCACAATTAGCGCGGAGCGCGGCCAATCAATCTTTACAATTAGAAGGCGCACCATACGGAAACTTTCCTGGTAGAGAAGGAATCATAAAAGCTAACATAGAGCGAATGATGAAGGAAGCTCCAGGTGAAGTAGAATTACTTAGAAGATATTTAAGAGAAAATTATGAAGGCACATATGCAGAATTTTTAAAGAACGAAGTAGATCCAGAAAAATGGATTTATTACCAAAACCCATTTCCAGAAAACTATAGACTTGGTGGACGCGTAGGCGCAGCAAAGGGTGGTTTTATTAGATACTTGTTAAAACTTTTAGGCATAGGACGAGACAAAGGTATTGGATCAATGATGCAATCTAAAACTCCTGCTGGCAACGTAGCTATGCGAAATATACTTCCTGATAATGAATTAGACATGAGAGTGGCTAGATCAAATTTGATGAACAGAGATCCAAGGTTTAGGGAGTATGTAATGGGCGAATCTAGAGTTGATAATGAAATGTTTGAAAACATGCAAGCACTGGGTTTTTCACCAAGATCAACAAATCCAGTTTTTCAAAGACACATGAGAGAAGGTTTTGCTAGAGGGCCTGTTAAAGGAGAAGGTATTATGAGTACCAGCAAACTTGATGATGAAATTAGAAAAATGATGGATGACATGGAGTCTATGAAAAGACAATCAGAGAGTTATGTAGCTGAAGCTGATTTTGCTGTAAGAGGAATGAGACAAAAAGAAATGATGTTAGATGATCTTGTACAAGAATTACAAGATGGCATTCCTCCAAGAGAAGCAATTCAAAGATTTATAGATAGGTACAACAAACTAAGAGAACCTAATGCAAGCGGTGGAAGAGTAGGATTAAAAGGTGGAGGCATTGCTAATTTAATTAGAAGACTTGTAGGCGCAGACGAAGAAGCAATGTTTCCAAGAAAACCTTTTGACACTGGACACAAACCAGATGTTGTTGCAGACCTACAACAGATGAGAAGGATGTCTAGATCAGAGCCAGGTTTAGATTTAGATCAGTATGCAGAAATAGAACAAATGGTTTTAGATTCACCTCGTTATAAAGGTTTAATGCAAACAGGAATGCTCCAAGAAATAGATTACGAAAAATTTAGAGCACACATTTTGTATGATGATGCTAAGTTGCAAAAAATGATGGAGATAGATCCAGAAGGTACAGACATGTACATTAGAATGGTGTATAGACTTCACGGCAGTGAGTCAGGTTTTGCATCAGGTGGTATTGTTAATACTCTTGCAGCTCCAGAAGCTACAGTAGCGCAACGAAATGCAATGACTAACGAAGACTTGTATGGAATTAATCAACAGATGTCACCTTTTCAAGATCGAATAAGTCAACTGGTGAGCAGTCCTTATTTTCAAGACCTTCGAAAACAAAACCAAGACTTTCAGTTAAGACAAAACGAACAAATGCAAAACTTTAGAATGCAAGAAATGCAAGCTCAACAAGGACTAGCAGATACATATGCTGGCATGGACGATTTTCAACAAGTTGGTGTAGGTTTAGATCAAAAACTAGAAAGTTTAGGAAGGGGTCTATCCCAAGGACAAGGACAAATATTACAACAATTAAGAAACGATAATAATAATGGAGTTAACCCATACGGTAATAATATGTTTGGCAATCAAGTATTAGGTGGTATGTCAGGCTTTGGTGTAGGAAACTTATTCGGAACAAGGAGATAACATGGCGATAGATAAAAATATACCTGATCAAGGAGTGGATGAATTAAAAGATCCAACTACCGTTTATGATGAGGAAGTAGAACTAGAAGCAGAAGACCCACAACCTTCTAACGTAGAGATGTTTGAAGATGGTGGTGCTGTTATAAATTTTGGTGAACCACAACAGGAACAGCCTATGGCTGGTCACCAAGAAAACATAGCAGAAGTCTTAGACGAAGATGTTCTTAATACAATATCAAACGAAGTTATGGAACAATACGAAGACTGCAAGTCAGCTAGAAGTGATTGGGAACAAACTTACGTAAACGGATTAGACTTACTTGGATTTAAGTACGAAGACAGAACTGAGCCTTTCCAAGGATCAAGTGGGGCTACCCACCCAGTTCTTGCAGAAGCAGTAACACAGTTTCAAGCACTAGCTTACAAAGAACTTATGCCTGCAGGTGGTCCTGTTAGAACACAGATTATAGGATTAGAAACACCAGAGAAACAAAAGCAGTCAAAACGTGTAAGAGAGTTCATGAACTATCAACTAATGATAAACATGAAAGAGTATGAACCTGAGTTTGATCAAATGTTATTTAATTTACCGTTGTCTGGTTCTACATTTAAAAAAGTTTATTACGATGCAGTTCTTGCAAGATGTGTATCTAAGTTCGTACCAGCAGAAGATTTATATGTTCCTTACACTGCAACGTCATTAGATGACACAGAGTGCATTATTCACAAAATACAGATGACTAAAAATGATGTCATTATGCAACAACTAGCAGGTGTATATAGAGATATTGATTTAGGAGAAAGTGGATCTGTTAATCCAGACGCTGTCTCAGATAAAAAAGATGAACTATCTGGTGTTGATCCAGATAAGAACGAAACATTTACAATCCTTGAGGCTCATGTCCATTTAGAAATAGAAGGGTTTGAGGACATAGATCCAAAAACAAATGAGTCTACAGGAGTCAAGTTTCCTTACATAGTAACCTTGGACGAAGGTTCAGGAGAAGTCTTAAGCGTAAAAAGGAACTGGGATGAACAAGACCAGACCAAGAAACGTAAAGATTATTTCGTCCACTTTAAATTTCTACCAGGACTCGGATTTTACGGGTTCGGCTTAATTCACATGATCGGCGGATTGTCCAGAACTGCAACAGCAGCACTAAGACAACTTTTAGACGCCGGCACCTTGTCAAATTTACCGGCCGGATTCAAGATGCGAGGCATCAGGGTCAGAGACGAAGCTCAACCGTTGCAGCCGGGCGAGTTCCGTGACGTTGATGCTCCTGGTGGGAATCTTAAAGATGCATTTATGCCATTACCTTTCAAAGGTCCTGATGGCACGTTATTACAGTTGATGGGTGTTGTAGTAAGCGCCGGTCAACGATTCGCGAGCATAGCAGACTTACAAGTTGGTGACGGTAATCAGTCAGCAGCTGTTGGTACTACAGTTGCGCTCTTGGAGCGCGGATCGCGGGTTATGTCAGCGATACACAAAAGAATTTATGCAGCGATGAAATGCGAGTTTATGCTTTTGGAAAGATGTTTTGTAACTTATCTACCAGCTATCTATCCGTATGATGTTGTTGGTGGTCAGAATGAAATATTTAAAGCAGACTTTGATCAAAAAGTAGACATCGTTCCAGTTGCTGATCCAAATATTTTTTCACAGACACAAAGAATTGCTATTGCACAAAGTGAATTACAAATTGCAATGTCAAATCCTGCTATGCACAATATTTATCATGCATACAGACACATGTATGAAGCGTTAGGTGTAAAAGATATTGATATGGTACTACCACCACCGCCACAACCACAAGCAATGGACCCTGGTACAGAGAATGTTTTGGCGTTAAATGGTAAAAAGATACAAGCATTCCCAAAACAAGATCACCAAGCGCACATGAAATCGCATTTATTGTTTATGGGTACGACTATTTGCAGAAATAATCCTCAAGCTTTAGGAATTTTACAGCAAAATTGCATGGAACACATAGTTTTGATGGCTGGAGAGCACGTTGAGATGGAATATCAGCAAGAAATTCAACAAATGCAGCAATTATCTCAGCAAATGGCACCAATTATTCAACAAATGCAGCAAAATCCGCAGATGATGCAGCAAAATCCGCAAATTCAGCAGTTTCAACAGAAACAAGCAGAGCTACAAGTGGCTATTGAGGCACGTAAGGCAACATTAATTTCTGAGTTTATGGAAGATTATGCAAAAGCTGAAAAAGAAACACTTAATCAGATAGAAGGTGATCCGTTATTGAAACTAAAAGATAGAGAACTTGACATCAAAGCAGCACAGGAACAAGCTAGACAAAGTGAGGCAGAAGATAAGTTAAACTTAGAGAGATCTAAAATGTTACAAGCTAAAGAGATAGCAGAGGATAAAATGGAGCAAAATGATCAGCACCAAAAACTAAGAGCTTCAGTATCTTTAGCAAAAGATGGTATAAAAGAGATGAAAGCAAGTATCTTAGAAAAGAGGAGTGATTAATGTCGAACTACACCAAGACATTCGGAACAGGAGTTATACCTACGTTTAATATAACACCTGGGCAAGGTAACACTTCTTGGAAGTATGGTGGAGACGAATCAGCTGCTATACTGGATGAATACTTAGCAGAAAGAGCTTTAGCAAAAGCAGAACAAGAGGATACTTTTACAAACAAAACAATACCCTCAATAAAAAAATTACTTTTTCCAGAAGCAGATGATGTAGAAGCAGGTATAGCAGACATGGTTGTAGACGAGATAGTTAACCCTGATCGTATGACAGATGAAGATACGGGTAAATTTTATGGATCACCTTCTGCAGCAACTGATGCAATATTAGAAGAAAATGCATTTGATCCTGATAAACCAGATTCTTGGTTAGAGATGGGTATAGACAAATTTAAAGGTTTATTTGGTAACTACGATGAAGATTCTCCGCTTGCTTTTAATTATGAAGATGGTGGTCGTGTTTATTATGCTGATGGAACTAATGAAGAAGGAGTACAAGGTTATTCTGATAAGTCTTTCTATGATAGTAGTGGACCGATAAGTGAAGAGGTATCTGCTTTACAACAAAGATACATGAACGATTTAAACCCGACTGGTATGGAAGCTTTTAAACAAATGAGTGAACAATTTTCTGACGTAGCTCCTGAACAAATAATGGATATTATAGAAGATAAGTTTCCTCAATATATGAACGATCCAACTGATCCTTTTGCAGGAATGGAAATGGAAGGTGAAATGGCATACGGCGGTCGTGTTGGATTACAAGCTGGAGGTTTGCCTTTCACACCTTTCATGGCTCCTAATTATGCAGCGCAATACGATAACCAAAACTTTAATGTTCCAACAATAGTACCACCTGCAATTCAACCTATTGTTGATCCAGACGCGAATAATTCTGGTGCGACAGGTCCTATGCCGCCAGAAGGTTTTGGATCTCTTGGTCCAGAAAATATAAAACCTCTAGGAAGCAAAGGACCAGAAGATAGAATGGAAGGGTTTAGACCACAAGATAACCCACTTAGTTTTTCAAATCCAGCTAACCAAACTACTATGAAATTTGTAGATGGCAAACTTGTATACGACAATGGTAATCCATACCTTAGAAGCGGAGTAGTGCCTGGAGATGAAGTGCCAATAGCCTCTCCATTGTTTGCAGGACTTAATTTACTTGGTGGTTTATTTGGCTTTGATCAGAAACAAAAATCAATTGACGATGAAATAGCAGAACACAATTTAAAATCAGCACAAGAAGTTATAGAGCGTCAGAAAAAAGAACAAGAAGAGAGAGACGCAGCCGCAGCTCAAGCAGCAGCAGAACAAGCAGCAGCAGACGAAGCAGCACAGACTGCAAAAGAAACATATGCAGCTAATCAATATAGTGGAAGTGGAGATAATAAACCTAGTGGCACAGGAACATTTAGTGACGGAACAGTATCAGGATTTACAGGAGGAGCTCAATCTCCTCACAGTTCAATGAGCACAGCCACTCCTTCAGCAGTAGCTGCTGCGCAGGCATATGCTGCTAATGTTGCTGCAGCTCAAGCCGCTAGAGATAAAAATAAACATGATCGAGAAAGAGGTGGCGGAGGCGGAGCCGGTAAAGGCGGAGGTAAAGGATGTTTTGTTAAAGGCACTATGATTGAGATGGCTGACGGAACAGAAAAAGAAATTACAACTATAGCTGTTGGTGAACTAACTAAAGGTGGTGTAGTAGAAGCTAAGTTAGAATTTATGCCAACACAAATATACAACTACAAAGGTGTAGAAGTTTCTGGTTCTCACTTAGTAATGGAAAATAATCAGTTCATTAAAGTAGAGGATAGTAAACGCTCTGTTCTTACAGATAAACTAGAACCA